ACTTGCTTCTACAGTTATTCAAAAAATAATTGATATTGCCATCAATGAACTTGTCGTTACCCCTGAAGGAACAATTACTAAGACAGAAGAGGCCATATTTGATGCTTTGGAAAATGATATTATCAGGTTTCTACGTAAAGCTGCTTATGAATATTTGATTACTGGTCTTCTTGTTCCAGAAATCAAACTTACAAGAATTACAAAAAGAGAATTAAGAGAAAAATACATAAAGAGAATCGATTCTTTATTATATCCTACTAGCATGTGGGTAAGAGATGCTAAAGATATTTTAATAAAACGTCCTTTGATTACAGAAAAAGAATCTTATTTCTTGAAAATTTCAGAAGAAGTTATGTTCTTTATTCAAAATAAAGGAGAATACCCTGACGGAGAAAGTGACACAGAGCTGTATGAAGAAATTGCTAGGATGTATCCAGAATTTGTACAGCAAGTGATGAATAATAAAACAAAAATTTTATTGGATAATCCTTTGGTAATCAAAAGTACCACATTAGCAGATGCAGCATACCCTATTCCATATTTATACCCTGCTCTTGAAGCATTGAAACATAAAAGAAATCTTCGAAGAATGGATTATGCTGTAGCGGCAAGAATTATTAGTGCTGTATTGCATGTAAAAGTTGGTAGTGATGAATTTCCACTTACTGAAGATCAAGAAGATGTATTAACTGATCTGGAAGAGAAATTTAAGTGGAGACAGAATTTAAGTGTAGACGAAATAGAAAGAGTATTTGCTTTCTTTACAAATCACACTGTAGATATTAAATGGGTTTTCCCTGAAGTTGATGTTTTACTTGATGATACAAAATATGTGACAGTAAATCAAGATATTATGGTGGCTTTAGGATTTCCAAGAATTTTGATTACAGGTGAAACTGAAAGATCATTTGCTTCGGACCCTGCAATTGCTACAATTTCTCCATTACATACAATGATGGGTTTACAAAAGACACTCGCACCAATTGCTTCAAAAATATTTGTTGAAATGCAACGTAATAATAGAGTAATAAATATTATTCCAAAAGTATATTTCAAACCAGTAAATCTAATGAGTTTACAATTATTGTATGAAGGAATTCAATCACTATACGAATCTGGTAATTTGTCAAGAACAGATTATGCTGAAGCATATGGTTATGAATTCATAGAGCAACAGCGTAGAAGAGCAGATGAGAAAGAAGTAATAGACGAATTGGGGGTTGATGATGTGGCACCGTCGAATGTGCCAGGAGCTGGTGCACCTGTGGGAAAACCGACAGGTAGACCATCAAAATCACCAGAAACAAAAGGTAAATCTCCAACGAAGAAATAAATATGCCAAAAGAATATGAATAATGTGGCAGTAAAAATGCAAAAATAGGTTAAAAAGAGGAAAAATTCAATGAAAACTGTCAACATAACTGCAAAAGATGTACAATTAATGGTAGAGGATGAGAAATTAGGCGAAGCTCTTGCTTCAATTTCACTCAATCCTAATGTTACTTGGCTTAGAATGGTCATTACTGATGACAAACCAAATGCCAATAACATGCGTATTCCCAAAGATGAATTTGCTAATGTCATCAGTACAGCGGTTTACATGCCGTTGAAAATGGCAGAAGGTGAAATCGGAGAACGTCATGAAGGGGCGCTACCATTAGGTTCTATTGCTCATCTCGTTGACAAAGAAGACCATATCGTAGCATTAGCAGCCCTTTGGAATAAAGAAAGACCAGAAGATGTCGAATTTTTAAAGAACCGTTATGAAAACGGACAATCAATTGATGTCTCATGGGAACTAAATTATGATGTGACCGCCTCTGTCAAAGATGACAACGGTGTTTTAGATTTAAAGAATATTGAAATGAATGCGGTGACAATTGTTGGTCTACCCTCATATGCCGGTAGAACAAATATAACAGCACTTGCATCCAAAGACAACAAATCAGGAGATACGGAAGCTATGGACACAATTAACCGTGAAGACCATGAAAAGATTGTTAAGAGTCTGAACGAAAAAATCACAGAGCTTTCAGGCACCCTTGAAGAAACAACTGCGGAAATTGAAAAGCTATCTACTGCCAATGAAGAATTGGATTCTGCAAAGGCAGAACTAGACGAGCTAAAGCCAAAGTATGAGAAGCTAGAAACTTTTAAAGCTGAAGCTGATGCCAAACTAGAAAAACAGGAGAAGCTAGTAAGTCTTCGCAAGAAATTTGAGGAAGCTGGCCTAAAAGCTGACGATGAGTATTTTAATGAGCGTGAAGAGACACTCCTTGCAATGGATGAGACTGGACTCGATTTCTTTATTCAAGAATTGATTTCATTCAAAAACGAACCAAAAGAGGGTGACACCGAAGCTCAAGCATCTTTAAGTATTACTTCTACAAAGGTCCCTGACGTAAAAAGCTCGGACACAAAAGAAACTGGAAAAGAAGCAATTCTTGACCACTTAAAGAATTTAGACAAAAAAGAGTAAACCAAAGGATATCTTTGGAGGAAATTGAGAAATGGAAATCAACAAGTATACAGATATTATAGGAGTTGTAACTGGACAAGATATTCCTGAAGGACGTATGGTTTTCTTAACTAGCCATGTAGAGGATTATGACTTTGGTTCAAAGACTGATCTTCCTGGCGTAAGACTACCACTTAATGGTACCGATGCACTAGAGGCCAAGTATGTTGTTACATGGCCCGTAAGTAATGCTAATGCAGAAGGTCCAATTAGGATGTTCATTCCAACTCCTAGTTTCGACTGGGCACTAAGACGTGGTGGATGGGACCAATCAGCTAATGTTCCATTCAGTGCCACAGTGCACCTAACTTATCCTGGGCACGCAGACGGAGTAACAATTCCATCTGGGTTCCAGGCACTCGCATTTGATCGTGGAGTTTTCACTGTTCCATCAGGCCACTTCATTTATTCCGCCGCAATCGCCGTACCTGGTGCATGGCTGGAAGCATTGAATCAGACTGATGATACGACAGATGCAGGGAAGCTGAGCGTGACTACTACAAAAGCAGAAAGTGTAGCCGTGGTAGAGAGATTCAATTTAGCAGAATACTCTCTGACATTTAGGACATTATAATTTCGAAGTAATCCTTCGAGGAGAATAGTAATATTATGGCCGATAAAGAGAAGAAAATAAATGAAGCCATCGCTTCTATGATGTCAGACCCAAGAGAGAGAGACGCATTAGCAGAAATTCTTGTTGAATTTATTCAACCGAATCATATTACAGCCGATTTTATTTCTGGTTTGCTAAATACCCGCCGTCTGAAGCCAGGTGACTCACTGGTCAAGAAGGTTAGAAAGGGTATCGACGTTCGAACTCTTGTACCGGGTGCTGTGCATCTAGCAAGCGAAATCACCGTTTCAGAACGTATGAACTACGTTCTTGACGGGGCAGATGTTAAAGTAACATACAATCAGTGGGAACTTGAAGGTGGAGAAATTGGAACTATCCAAGATATTCGCCGTGAAATGGCCGCAAAATTGAATGATTACTACATCAATAAAGTATTCACCGCTCTAAGCACAGTATGGACTGCCGCAAACACACCAAGTAACTATACTTCATTGGGCACCGCTGTTACAGCAACCGCCCTTGAAGATGCAATTAATTATATTAACCAAACAACCCCTGGAGCAAAAGCTATCGTTGGAGCGAGAGCTGCCGTTACTCCGATCACCAAATTTGGTGCATTCTGGACAGACGGAACCAACGTTGGATATGATCCAAATGACATTCAACAGATTCGTCAAACTGGTTGGCTTGGTAAATATTATGGTGTTCCAGTGAAAGCTGTTGAACAAGTTTGGGACAATCCAGAAGATTGGAATGCATTAGTACCTACTGATAAAGTTCTAATTATCGGTGAGGGTGTTGGTGATTTTATCACCTATGGTGATGTGAAGACCAAACAATGGTCAGACATGAACCCAACTCCACCACAATGGATGTTAGAAATTTATCAACAGTTTGGGCTAATCATTGATAATGCTATGGGTATCTACGTTATTGGTAACGTAGTGTAATCTAGGTTATAGGGGGGTGGACCCCCATCCCCCTAACTTTAATTTAATAAAGGAGTGAAAAATGGCTCAAGAAAGAGACATGTTTTCTGCTATGCAGGAAGAAGAGCCGCAGGTAAGGTACAGAAAAACGATTCTAGGAAAGGTGCACGTAATTGCCCTTAATCCCTTCACAGAAGAGTCGGAAGGAATTATTCTACAGGGTGCACCAAATGATCCATCTTATTTTGAAACAGCAGCAATTTCATTATGGTCACCCAAACAAATAGTATTTTTTGAACGTATGAATAGTAGGCATATTAATGCTGGAAGATTAGTAAAAATGGAAGGGCCTCCACCAGAGGCAGAACCATCACCAAATATTATTACTGACGAGGAAATTGATACAATATTAAATAGTAAATTCCTCGTATTAAAGAATCGTTTGAACAAATTTACCGATGTGGCACCAATTTTTAGAGTTTTGAATAGAGCAAGGGAGCTTGATAAATCAGAGAAAATTATTAAGCATATAGAGGAAAGACTCTCAGAACTTCAATTAGAAGAATATGGAGTAGAAAAACCTGAAGAGGAATCTTAATAATGTCAACACAAACTGTAAATCTCTCATATCTAATTCCCAGACTAAGGTTACATATTGGTGATATAGATTCGAATTCTTACAGACATTTGGATGAATGGCTCAGGCTTGCATTAATTGCATCAATTGAGAGTTTACAAACGTGGTGGAATTATAAATATTTGATCAATAATGATGACGATGTATATCGAAATCCTAAGGTAAGATTTTTACATGCCACACCACCGGCTGTAGAACGTGGTGATATTAAACCAATAGTTTTAATGGCATCTATTATTATAAAATCAGGAGATTTAGAAAATTTATCATGGAATGTGGGAGCATGGCGTGACGCTGAAATCTCATATTCTAATATTGAAGCTAGTCGTAGACAGAGTGATTTGATAGATAAAGATTGGCAAGAATTAACCAATATTTTGAAACCACCACAAAAACGACTTGCGAGTACACATAAAGGACATCTGCCTGGATTTAAATCAAATCCTTATGAATATGACTAAAACTTAGGAGGAAAGGATGACAGCAGACGGTAAGGTAAAAGTTTTGTGGGTTAGTGATGGGGAAGCACCAACAGGATTTGCTAGAGTTGCCCACAGTGTAATCAGACATTTAGATCAAGAGAAATACGAAATACACCATTTGGCTATAAATTATAGAGGAGACCCTCATGAGAATTGGTGGAAATTATATCCAGCAGCTCCAGCAGCTAATATGGGGCCAATGGGACCAGACTTGTGGGGATTTCAAAGGTTTCAGCAGCTAATAAATGATGTAAAACCAAATATTATCTTTCTATTGAATGATCCGTGGGTATTACAAAAATACCTAGCACTTATAATTGAATCTAAGGGACTTATTCCAGGTGTAGAAACTATACCAGTAGTGACATATTTCCCTGTTGATGCCTCCGAGCACGACCAAGAATGGTTTAGAGATTACGAAGAATTGGTCCGTGCTTGTTGTGTTTATTCAGACTTTGGAAAAAACGTCGTATTAGACACAGGAGCAGTTAACCCACTTAGAATTAAAGTGGTTCCGCATGGAATTGATAAAGATAGATTTTATCAAATGGACAAAGACTATGCAAGAAAAGAAATCTTTCCACTAAATGAAAAACCAGAATTTGTAAATTCATTTATTGTATTGAATGCGAATAGAAATCAACCTCGAAAAAGAATTGATATTACTATGAGAGCATTTAGAGATTTTGTAAAAGATAAGCCAAAGAATGTAAAATTATATCTCCATATGGGCGTAATGGACATGGGTTGGGATATCGTTCGATTGGCTACAAGGTATGGAATTGATGAGCGGTTGGCTATCACTTCTACCCTACCAAATTTACCAAACGTTCCAGATAGCAGAATGAATGAGATTTATAACGCATGTGACGTTGGATTAAATACAAGTTTGGGAGAAGGTTGGGGATTGACTAGTTGGGAGCAAGCCGCTACTGGAAAACCTCAGATTGTTCCAGAACATTCTGTAATGAAAGAGATTTGGGAAGACAGTGCAATTTATACTGAAACAATTGCAGATTATGTATATGAAGGTACACATACTGTAGGAAGAATTACAAGTACTGAATCCGTTACAGAAAAATTAGAATGGGCGTATCAAGATTGGAAAGTAGGCGGTAAAAAGCTAAAGGAATTGGGTGAAAAAGCACTTGAAATTGTAAATAGACCCGAACATGAATGGAAGGCTATTGCTGCAAAATTTGACGAGATTTTTGATGAAGTAAGAAATGACAATAAATTGGCCGAGTAATACTGCAACAGTCATAGATGACATCAGAGATGCAATTGGTAGAAATGTTACAATATATTCTACAATCTCTGGAATGCCTTGTCCAGCATCTGGATGTGGTTTGGACCCCGTAACTCAACTATCTATAAATGCTTTTTGCACAACTTGTAGTGGATTTTACTGGATAAATACTGTATCTGGGTTGACAGTGAATGCTCATGTTCGAATGAAAAATGTGGACACTCCTATTTGGACAGTAGGTGGATTTATCATTGAAGGCGATGCCCAAATACAAGTAAAGTATACAACTATCATTGCAAACGCCGTGAATACGTCAGATTACTTTCTTGTTGACAATAGAGAATTTCTCAAAAAAGAAATTTCTTTGAGAGGAGTTCCAGCAATAAATAGGATTGTAGTAACACTTGAAGAGAAGGAAGGATAAAATGGAACAACCAGAAGTTATTATTGAAGGATTGGATGTTATAGATGTAGTAAGATACATTAGTCGTAAGAAAGATAAATTCATTGCTATTGTTTTGGCTGATCTGGAAGAAGTGATGGAAAAAGATAGTAACGAGTACAAATTTGTACGAAAAATCTTTCTTGATGGATTTAATGATTATACACGTTCTGTAATGAGGACTCTCTTCGGTAACGTTGAAGGGTTAACAATGAAATAATGGTAGATGAAGTAGATTTTTTTAAGGAAATGACATTTAATGCCGAGTCATGGTCAGACTACTTCCATAAAGAAGGCGTACAAAGAGATAAAACTGATAGATATGCAGAAACCCTAAGACGTGTTCAAAGAGATATTTTAGCTGAAATTATACAAAGTATAAAAGATGCAGTCTCAGGTAGTAAAGAATATAGTAGATATGGGTGGATGCAAAGCGAATTAGTTACTGCATTCAATAACCCTAATATAATTAGGGTAGACCCAGAAACAGGTATTTTAGACCTTTTTGCTGGAGCAGAAGAAGAAGCAGGTGATTTTGACGATTTTTGGAGTGGGTATGAAGAAGCAGTAGCAGAAATAGCTCCAAACGCTTTTCGAGCTGATCCAGAAAGAAGAGCAGAAATTTGGGAAAAAGTTGTTTATCCCAGTAATACTCTTTATAGTAAAACTATGGCATTGAGACGAAGAGCATGGGGTGATAAAGCTCCGTGGTGGAATTGGATAGAATATGGAAACATAGGATTGTCAGGTGCTTTCCCACAAGATGCTGCAAGTAGTTTCCTATTTCTTGCCCAAGACAGAGCCAGAGCAATATATAGTCAAGCCCTAGCGAATGTAGAAAATGAAGAGTTCAATGTAGTAGAACAAGCATACGCTCGTTTCTTGCTTGAGCCAGATGCATATAAAGTTTTTGATGTTCTTGGCGAATTTTATCAAGAGGGTAAAAAGTTTAAAATCTATGTTACCCCTACACGTAGGCTTGGAGTGGCACAGAGGATAAGAAGATAATATGGAATTAGAAAGAAAACAAGACCTAAGCATATATTATTGGCTTGCAGACCTAATGCAACCTTATCCTATGGTAACTGTTAATGATGGATATCCTGATGAGGATTTAGTATTACCTTCTGTAACAATTGAATCTGACACAATTTTACCTCACCTTAAAGAAATGGGTAGTAGGATAAGTTGGAGAAGACGATTTTGGACAATAGATATACTTGCTTTGAATAAAGCACAGAGAGATGAATTAACATCCATCATTTTGAATAATATAGAAAATGGAATCTCTGTATATGATTATGACGAAGGCTTTCCGCCTGGTGTTTCACCAACCGAAATTGGCTTGTTAAGTCCCTCAGATTGGGATGTAAAAACAATACGAATTTTCCCAGCGTTGGTGGAAAAAATGTACTGGAGAAATGCCATGAGATTTTTTACGGAATATAACGCACAATAGGAGAATAAATAGATATGGCTAGAAGAATTGCTATTCCATCTAAGCACGTCCAGTTAAAATTGGTTGGATCAAGGGATGCGTTGGTAATTCCGAGAGTACAGCGATTAACTATTACCGCAGATCGTCCATCAACTGATATTGATGAACTAGGTAATAGACTTCACGCTGGTACTGTAGAAGACGTACCACAAATTACAGCCACATTCCAAGCGATGGATGTTGGTTTGAAACTGTTTGGTGTCCTAACGGGTACCAATTATGACAGTTGGCCTGCATCTGGAGTAAGTATTACTGATATTGGCGAAGTTGATATAGTCGCACATATTAGAGATTTTACTGCCAATGACTATGTGAAAATGGCACATGCTCGTAGATGTACCGTTCGTGATTTTTCATTCAACTACTCAGTTGATGCAGAATCAACAGAAGAATATACAATTATTGGAACACAAAAAAGATGGTTCAAGAATGACGTTGTAGTTGTCAAGTTTACAACAGGGACCACATCATTTGATCTTGGTGAAACACCAACAGACCTAAAGAATGGTGATGAGTGTATTTCGGTAATTCTTGATGGAGTTTATCTTGATAGAGTTGCGTCTGCACCAGCGACTGGACAATATTCAGTTTCTGCTAATACATTGACAACCGGTGATAGCCGTGTAACTCAATGTATCGCCATTTTCCAAGGAGCTGCATCAGACGACGTATGGGCTGATGTATCAGATGCCACAATGCCAGCAGCTATTCGTGGTATTGACGTTCCAGTAAAATTGTTACTGAATAGTATTGATAGAGTTCAATCAGTTACCTTGAATGGCACTTTCAATCCTGAAACAGTACGTGAAATGGGCAATCGTGATGTTGTAGGTTATCAACTACAAGTTCCAAGTGTGACAGGAACAATTACCGTTCTTGATACTGATACTGAATTAGTATCACTATTGACAACTGGAGAATTGAACCCCGCTGATACGGAATTCAATGCATCTGAATATACAGCTTCAGGTATTACAATGGATATATTCTTGCAAGACCCTGGAGATAAAGTAGAACCATTTGAGATTCTAAAGACATTGTTTGTAGACGCAATTGTTGTAACAAGTGATGGATTTACCTCAAACGTAAATGCTAACGCACAGCAAACGTTTGATATCAAATCTGAAGACGGTGATATTACTGTCTACAGTGGTATCAGACCAGGCGCTGGATAACAAAAAAACTGAATTAGCCAAAAGGGATAACAAAGGGGCTATGAATACAATTTTTAATTGTATTGTAGCCCCGTTTAATTTTATGGAGAGGGAAAATGACTAGAACAGCAGAAAAAAATGATGTAGATATTACCCAATTATTTAGGTATGAAAAGGAAGTAGAAATTCGTGATGAATTAACCAATAAATCCGGTAAATTTTATTTACGTATTATTGGGGATGCCGATATGAACAAGGCACGTGTTTTTGGTCTTCGAGAATCTAGTGTATTGCGTAAAGCTCTCAAACAAGACGGGTCGATGGAAAGAGAGGCGTTTATTAGTGAAATACCAGAGTTCAAAAACAAAGAGGTCTTGCTTCAATCAATTTTATTATTGGCACACCCAGAAATTCATCGAGAGGCTTTAAATATTACAAATGTACAAGAGCCAACAGCACCAAGAGCAGATGCTCCACTTGAAGAATTAGAAAAATATCAAGATGAAGTAGATGGTTGGGATGATAAATACAAGCATGAGTTAGAAAAACAACTCAAAAAAATTCAACGCAAAGAGCAAAAGAAATTAGAAAAAATAGAAATGGATGATCTTTATAGCATTTATGAGGGATATATTATTGATCGTCTTTGTTCAGATAGAATGGCAGAACAGTACTATGCAAAATGTGTTTATCTAGGAACTTATCAAGATCATAAATATAAGAAAAAAGCATTTACAAGTTTTGAACATTATGACAATGCATCTGGTTTATTAAAGGATCGTCTGACAGAGCAATATCGACAACTTGAGCTTGGCATGGACGAATTAAAAAAATTGCCAGAAGCAACGCAATAATAAGTACATGGTCTAATCATATAACCACAGACCTAGCGTTGCACAGAAATTTACCTGCGGCAGACGAACTGCCTTGGACAATTAGTTGGGTAATGAGAAAACGAGCACAGATTGACGGCTTCGTAGAATTACCTAAAGAAAAACGACCTCCTGATGATATTATCTGGTATGGAACTCAAGATGATCTTGATGCTTGGTTTGATAAAGTATTTGAAAGAAAAGAAAAACCAGGTGAAGAAGTAACACTAGAAATTGACCCAAGAGAAATAGGCTAATATGGCTGATATAAAAACACAAACCAGAGAAGTAATTCAACAGTTAAGTGAGATCGCTAGATGGTCTGAGACTGCCGGACAGGGCTTGGATCGGTTTGCTGGTGTTCTTTCTAAGCTTGGTGGAACATCAACACAATTTCTTCCAAGCATGACAAATCTCATTAGTGTTATTAATGAGATGGCTCTGTCAATGCGTGAGCTTGGATTTTCTGATCAACATATTAATAGAGTTCGTACATCATTGCAGGCTTATGCTGCTGAATATGGCAATCTTGCAAATATTCAGGGTAGATTGGCATCAATGCCAAGAGGGGGTCCACAAGGTCCAGGATTAATTGGTAGACTTGGACCATCACGTGAAGGAAGACGTAACGCAGAAATATCACGAATGCGGCAAGAAGCAGCTAATCAAGCACGAGAAGCTGGTAGGATTCCTATTCAAGATATTGCTGCGGCTGGTGGGGATATTCAACGAATTATAGGACTTCGAAGAGAATATCTAGCAGTTGTTAACCAAGAACAGAAAAAATTACTTGAAACAGCAATTGCTCAGCGTCGTTTAGTAGAGATAGAAGCTAAAAGAAATCAACTGGCAGCCGAAAGACTTGCATTACAACAACAAAGTGCAGGACGGGTTTTTAATCAAAGAACAAGTGCTTTTCAAGCACGTCGGGGTGCGGCTGGGGCGGCTGGGGGTAGAGTCGGACCAGGTGGATTACAAGGACCTGTAACCGAGGTTCAAGGTAGTTTACAAGAAATCACTACCCAGTTTAAAGATTTTATTCCTGGTGGACAAGTTGGAGTAGAGAATCTAACGAACAAAATGAATGCACTGGGAATTACATCAGCAAGAGTTACATCTGCTACAGAGGAATTATCAACTGGTGTAAGAACTCTTCGATTTAGAATTGATAGAGGAAATGGAGCTGTTGCTTCCGCCACTGTCCATATGGACAGATGGGGCGGAATAATGAGAGAAACTGGCAATAGATTCAGAACTTTTACCAGTGCTGTTGGTAATAACTTAGTAAAAGTTGTTCAGTGGGGTGTTGCAACTGGTTTTGTTTACGGAGCAATGAGAAATCTGCAACAAACGATTCGTGAAATTACTGAGATTGAAAAAGAACTAGCAAACGTTCAAGTTGCTCTCGGTAAAGGACAGGGTAATTTAAATGAAATCTTCAAAGAAGCAGCAGTAATTGCAGATTTGACAAGTCAAAGCATCATGGGGGTAGTAGAAAGTTATGCTTTGGCATTTCAAGCCACTGGTGGTCTTGAAGATATGGCAACTAGAGGTGCACAAGCAAACGCACTTCTGACAGAATCAATGGTTTTGGCACAATTATCTGGATTGGAACAAGCTAAAGCTATGGACACCCTAATCGGCGCTCTCCGTCAGACAGGAATGGAACTTGATGAGGGACGTGAATTACTAGATAAATGGGTAGCTGTAGCTCGTGAGTCTAATGTTTCTGTGGGCACTATGGCAGAAACTTATGCTATTGTGGGAGCACAAGCAAAAGACCTCGGACTTGAATTTGAACAATTGAATGCCTTGGCTGCAACATTAGCAGAAGCAACGCCTCTATCAGCAACAGAAGTAGGTAATGCTATGCGTGGTATTTTGGCTGGTTTCCAGACCACGCAAGCGGAAGGAGTTCTGGCAAGATTTGGTATTGAAACCAGAACCGCTACTGGAGAATTGAGAAATTTCTGGGAACTTCTAAATGAGATTGCAGAGCTGATTGCAGCCGGTGCTATATCACCTGCGGAAATATCTGAAATTTCAAATGCGATTGGTGGTGGTTACCGTCGTGGTGGACAAGTACAGATCATTTTACGTGGAATGGCAAGATCACAACAACTTGTAAATGAACAGTTTGATACGGGAGGACAAGCGGCAGATGCTCTAGAAATCAAAATGGCTACTCTACAGTCGGCAATCACCCGTCTGGGAAATGCTTTCACTGGATTTGCACATACATTGGGTGATGAAGGTGGAGTACTAGGAGTATCCAAATTAGTAGTAGAAATTCTAACTTCTCTCATCGGTATTATGGATAGAATGACAGCAGGCTTAGGAAAAGCTACACCTGCTCTGGTTGCATTTGGAGCAGCGATGCTTGTTCTAAGAAGTTCTATGGGTGAGTCATTTCTTGCGAGAACCGCCCCTGCTTTTCTTACAAGAGCAGCCGGTTTAGGAAGAACAGGTGCCCCTTCTGTACAAGCACGATTAGCCGGTGTTACGGGTGGTAGTCAAGTATCTGCCGCCGGTGTTGGGGGTTATTCAATTGGTCGTTCAGCATCTGGTATTGGAAGTAGGCTAAGCAGTGGAATAGGAGGCATAAATCCACTTTCTGGATTACTTGCCGCTGGAATTATAGCTCCTACAGCGATTCAAGCTGCACAAGCTGCTCCTCAAGAACGTCCAGAAGCATTTGCTAAAGCAGGTGCTCAGATAGCAGGTGCAATTGCTGGTGGCTTGATTGGGGGCCCAATTGGTGTTGTTCTAGGATCGTCTATTGGTGGTGCATTTGCTGATGCAGTTATTGATGAAGAAAGAGATATTGCAGGTAGATTAGCAGAAACATTTGCAACACAATCAGCAGAAAATTTAAAAGATGAAGGAATTGGTGATGAAATTGTATCATCTGACATTATTAATCTATTGCCAGAAAGTATTCAAGCGGCAGCAGATATTTCCGCATTTTTTGCTAGAATAATAGATGTACTTCCTGGTGAACAATTTGGACACATCGAAAGACCAACAGGTAAGGGGGTTGTATCAGAAGATGTTTTGAGAGGCTTGTTGGAAGGAACAATTGGTACAGAAGCAATTCAAGGCATGATTTCAGATGAAGCTAGAGCAGAGTTTGCAAAACTTTTGGCTCAACAAATGGAAGCAGGAATTGAAGAAGTTGAAGTTGCTGGAGCATTTAGAACTCAGATTGAACGAGCTACACCTGCGGTTCAAGCCGCTGCGGGTACAGTTGTTGATGCTTTTCTTGACGAATCAAGAAGACAATTCATATTAGGCGATATTGGTCTAAAAGAATTTACACAAATTTCTGCTGAATTGACTGCGGAAGGAATTTCTGATAACGTGGCACTAATAAGAGAATCATTGTCCCTTGCTGGAGAAGATGTTGGTATTGGTGAATTAGTACAGACATTTTTAGACTTGGGAGATTCAGCAACAGTCTTAGAATCTGCGGCACAAAGATTATCCACTGCACAAGATATTCTAAACTTTAGAGTAGAAGAATATGGAAAAACATCAGAAGAAGTAGTACAAGCTGAACAATCAAGAGATGCTGCCGCTCAAAATCTAGTAAGAACTTATCAAACACTAGCTCAAGCACAACGATTAAGTGCCGTTGAAAGACTAGAAGTATTTGATGTTGGAAAGTTGACACCACAACAGGTACAATTTGGTGTTCAATTGGCAGAAGCTTTTCAAAGATCATATTTTCTAAGAATTGCAGAAGGTAACGAAGAATTAGTGTCCCTACTTGAACAAACAGTAGAACCACTCTTGCTAAAATATGGAGAAGGATTAGGGCAACGCTTTGGAGAAAGTATAGCAGTTGGCTCTCAATTTTTAGCAGAGGCATTTGAAGCACTTGACCTTGATACACAAATACAAGAAGCAGCATTTTCATTCAGAGATTTGCGAGAACAATTAGGAACTGGAGATATTGCTGGTTTGGAAAATCGTTATCAAAGAGTTGTAGGAACATTTCAGAAACAATTTCCAGATTACGAAATTAAAGAGTCTCCAATTGGACTAATTCTAAAAGACGGATTTCACACAATGGATGCAGACCTCCAATTGCTAGATTTGGCAATGCAGGATTTGATTGATGTAAATGAACAGCAATTAGAGGGTGTATGGAACATTCCAACTGGAATGACCGCATTTGTAGCATGGAGTTCTCTATTTTCTAGAAATCTTCCATCTGGAGATACATCACTAACATCATTTGATCCATTCGGAGATGAAGAAGGACAAGTACCAGAAGAAACAATGGGTCTTGATGAACAGCTTTCTAAACTCAATGAACAAATTGCAGCATTAGAAGGCATGTTAGGGGGAGTTGGTCCAAGAGATATTGATAGGCCAGAATTTGAACCTTTTATTGCTGAATTGGAATCATTACAATCAGAAAGATCAGCATTGCTTGAGCAACTAACATTACAGCAATTTGCTGGATCGTTAGGAGTAGATGAACCTACGGCAGCTTTATTAGATCAAATGAGAGAAGTTTTAACCGTTCAAAATAAAATTGAATTAAATGCTAATATTAGACTTGTTGTGGACGGTAGAACATTGGCAAACGTGATAAAACAATATCTATTTGAAGACTTAGTTGGAGAAGCAAATAAGACAGTTGGTGGCGGCGGCGGTAATTACGTCATAGGAGCTGAGTAAAGATGGCATCAATTTGGAAATTAGATGGACAAGATTTATATGTTGACCAATATAGTAGGAATCCTAAAGGAACTATTGCGGAACTTAATCCCCTTAATAGTACAGCAAGTATCTATCATTTTATATTTCAATCTGATGATGAAATTAATTTTCAAGGTACTGTTATTGGAGAAACATTTGAAGCAAATGTCAGAAGTACATGGGGAAATGAAGTTACATTAATAACAGATTTGGTTTCTGGTGGATTTACTGTTCAAATTATGCAAGTTCAATCTGTACGCCAACCGTCAATGAGCCAACATGTAGATAGAACTCAAGACATAACATCTCCTGTTTATAGAATAACTGTTGTTGCAAAGGTAGTTTAATGGCCCTTAAGACGCTTGATTATACTATTACCGGAGTATCATCTGGTAATCTGATACAACTTACTGTAAATGAAGCGTATAATACGCCAGCCAGAAGTGCTGTATTAAATGTTAGTGATACAACACTCGATTTGGGAGATGCTATCTCTATTTCAATTGGTTT